CTAAATAAAATTTAATAATTGCAATGTAAATAAAAAACGGATTAAGCAAATAATAAATGATGCAAAATATTTACAAATAGAATTAATAAATGTATATTTGATGGTAAACAAATTAATAAACATTAAACGGTAAAATATGTCCAACAATTTGATTAACAACAATTACATAGTAATTGATTCTAATGATCTCGTCAATATTATAAAAAAAACGATTGAGGTCTACGATGGTGAAATAAATGAACTTTCCAAGAAAAATATCAAGGAAATTGTTTATGGTGATGAGCCTAAAGTAAAATGTGCAAGCAGTGTACCAATGGAGGATACTATTTTAGATTATCCTCAAGATGATAAAAATGTAAAGAAACCACCAGCAGTAAAAAAAACTCCCGTTAAGGTTGATGCTAAGACTGAACTTGGCATCATGAATGTAACAGAGTTGGCTACTTACATTAATTACGCAAAACAGAGTATATATCAATTTGTACATAATAAGGCGATACCATTTCATAAGAAGGGAAAGAAATTATTTTTCAAAAAAGATGAAATTGATGAATGGATGATAAATGGACGTTAAGGAATGAAAACGCATGATGTAAATCATGCGTTTTTTATTTATAGTTACTTGCACATAATAAAAATAAAAAAATAAACAAGGCAATTTTTGTTATCTTATATAAATTTAGCATATTTGAATAAAACAAATTTTTACCAAACTTTAACAAATGATAATTAAACCAACCTCTCAGACTAAAAAGTTTCAAGGATTCATCGAAAAGTTAGTACATGAATTCTTACAAAATATAGACTTACGCGATAAGTTTATGGGTGATCGTATTAAAGTATGGAATTATGGTTCTCTAACTACCTATGAACAAGATTTTGCTCACCCAGTCAATCCACCAGAATACTATATAGTTGTTGCTACAGATCAAGATGTATTATTTAATGCAAAAGGCATGATTCCAGTAGACATCAGACAGGATTTAATCATTGTTGATTTAACGACAAAAGAAAAATATCGGGTTTGTGCATTAGATGTTTGCTTAATAGACGATAATAAATAAATCAAAAAGCTGAACGATGAATAATCCTATAGGAAACTCTTTTTCTATTCCTGAACATCTGACACAATCAGTCAAAAAATTATTAGAACAAAAAGAGAGTGCTTATCAAAGCGCTAAAATGTTTATGAGTGAAGCTGAAAAACATCAAAACAGCTTAAACTCAATACTCGAACAGCATATAGAAGTATTGAAAGATACTAAATATGTAATTGATGGAGATAAAATGATAGTAACTATTTTAGAAAAGAAGTAATGTCATTAAAAAGAAAAATAAGTCATCTTCATAAGAACAATCAATCACAGGTTGACAATGCATATTTACCCGAAGCATTAATATTGATGAAGCAATGGAATAAATGTAAGCCTGTTCCATTAGAATTTTACCAAATGTTTTCTAAGGATGCTTGGTCAATAGCGTGTAATTTGGAAGGTGTATACCAAATTATTACTCACGAACTTGTTGATTTTATAGCTCATTTAATAAAAGGTAAAAATAGCATAGAGATATGTTGTGGTGTAGGAACTTTAGGGAGAGCTTTAAACATCCCTATTATTGATAGGAAAGTGCATGAAGATCCCCGTGCCAGTGATTATTATCAATTGCATGAAATGGCAGGTGTAAAATGTAATATTGCCTACCCTCCTGATGTCATAAATATGACTGCTAATGCAGCTTTTAAGGAATATCAGCCTGATTGGGTGATTGGTTGCTGGGTAACACAAAAATTGGTTGCAGGTAGAATAGGAATGATGTTCGGACCAACAGAAGAACCTTTTGTTGAAAAAGCCAATTATATACACATTGGCACTAGTCATTTGGATATACATACAAAAAAAACGTGTTAATAAAATTCCACATTATATAATAGAAGCGGATTGGTTGGTTAGTCGTAGCACAAATAATAAACCGAGTCAAATGCGTATCTGGACAAAACAAGATTTATATTTTGATTCGTTTCCCGAATATTTAGAGTTTAATTATTATTTACCTTAATAAAAAATTAAAATGAAAGAAATCGGTAAAGTATTTATGACGCATGATTATAACATGTTTTCATATGATGAGAAAAACCGTAACGTAGATCCTTACAATGTTGCGCGGATTGTTGACAGTATGAAGAAGAATTTTCTAATCACAATATCTTTGGTCATCAGGACGAAAGATAAGTTGATTATTTTAGATGGACAGCATCGTTTAGAATCATGTAAAATACTTAAAAAACCTTACTATTTTACAATAGTAGATGATTTAGATGCTGTTAAAATTTATACTTCAAGTGATACATTAGCTACATTACAAAACACAAAAAAATGGATGCCACATGATTATGTGAAGTTTTATGCACGACAGGGCAAGGGGGAATATGAAAAGATGGAAAAGTTTATGGAAGAAACAGGTTTGCCATCAATAGCCAGTCATATTTGTTTGACAGGAACAACAGGTGTAGCTATAAATAAAGGATTTTTCTTTGGTCGATTACAAATTAAAGATTTAGAACGTGGTTATGCATTAGCTAAGATTATAAATAAGTTTAAAGAAATGGGGCTTACAGGTGCAACAAACCCAAGATTTGTAAGTGCACTTTTTAAAGGTTTAATGCGTCACAGTGTTAATTTAAAGAAATTGTATGCAGGAGTGGAAAGTAGAATAGCGTATCGTTGGATTGGTAACAGTGTAACAGCAACACTTGCTAATTTAGAAGCATATTCACATAGTGATCGAGGTTTGCATAAACGTCATATAGAACACAAAAATCAAGAATGGCCTTATAGTATTTGATGAGAGCAGAAAGAAGATACAGAGAAGAATTAAAAAAAACTTTCCCTAACAGATTCGAAAATAAAAAAGAAGTTTGTGCGAGGCGAAATCAGTATTTAATTAATTTTTTTTCTGAAATAGAGGAAAATATACGGATAATAGGTAATCCTGAAAAACCCACGATAATCATGGATAATCTTTATACATTATCAGCATACGTTCATAATTTTAATTTGAAATTTATGAGTCGGATATTCGATGGTGATATTATAGCTAATTATAAGTTAACGCGTGATTTAAAATTATCGCAAGGGTCATTTACTGAATTGTTAAAAAACATGGAAATACGTAGAATGTATCGATTGCAATATAATAATTCAGATTTGTTTTTAGCTGGATATAATTTTAAGGATCGTGAAGCATTGAATGAAAAATATCCTGTTTTTTCTCGTTACAATTATAAATTATATTTTACGGAACAAAGAGCAAGAGATATTATGCATCAATTTGGAGATTATCCTCTGGTATTAGTTTAATCAAAAAGCCACTTTTTATAGTGGCTTTTTGCTTTTCTAAAGCATTCATTGTAAATTAGTCATGTTATTCGCTATGTACCATTTTTTACGAATAAAATGGCTTTAGTATATAGATATCAAGGTGACGATCCAAATGATTTTGAAGTTTTTACTGATGGTGTGATTGCATTGAATGCTACTGGCGCGGAGGTTATACCCGACTCGTTTCACATTACTGAAGTTAGGAATCAAACGGATTTTGATGTGGCTAATGGATTAAACATTGTTCCAGAGGAGATCACGAGATTTGAATTAATGGAATTTGCAACTGATCATGGTTATAAATTAATTGAATTTGATGACGATGATTTGAAGTCAACTTTACACGACCCGCCACGTATTATTACATACAGTCCTGCAAGAGGAGGCACAGCAGCTGCATTGACTAGTAACATTGTGCTGACATTTACGGAAAATGTTGCAAAAGCGGCAGCAACTGGCCCAGTAGTTGAATTGATTAATTTAACAACTAATGCTATTGTTGAAACTTATCAATTTGACAGTGCACTGATAACGGTATCAACAACGGCAGCGACAATTAATCCAACTGCAAACTTAACAGCAGATAATAATTACGCTCTTTTAATTAGTAATGGTTATTTTACTAATACAGGAGCTACTGAAGATCATGGTGGTATTCATGATCTGACTTTTTATAATTTTTCTGCACCAGATTCATAAGATATTATGAATCCAGTTTTTCGCTATGAACCTTTGTGTTCATTAAATGTCAAGACGTAAGAAAAAGTCTTCAGGTAATAAGACACATATACAAAATTCAAAGCCTGATTTACAATCAATTGATGAGCAAATACAAGCTTTGAATTTGCAGAAAAACCTGATTTTGGAAGATAGTTTAACAGGTGATAATATAGTTGATATAATAAAAGCTAATAATTATCTGGAAAAAGTTAAATCATCCGTTCCTGATCCGCGTAGTTATATGTGGTTGCCTGATAACTGGTTTCACACTGGTCAAGGATATAAAGAATCGTTAAAAGGTGTTTCTTTCGATGTATTGCAACGAATGGGTAACACTTTTATTAGTAAAGCCATTGTTAATACACGGACTGAGCAAATTCAACGTTTTTTAAATTTCACTACTGATGAGAGTAAAGAGGGTTATACGATTAAACGTAAGCGTACCGTTTTTGCCAAGCCGGAGTCTGTGACTGAATATAGTTATAGAGATCAGAAGCAAATAGAATATCTTATTAAATTTCTGGAATACGGGGGCGAAAATAGTAAATGGGATGCCACTGATGACTTGAATGATTTTATGCGTAAAATTGTCAGAGACAGCCTTATTTTAGATCAATTGGGATTTGAATGCATCAGAGATCGATTAGGTAATTTAAAGAAGTATACGGCGGTTGATGCTAGTTTAATTCGTTTACTTGATTGTGCTGATCCACGATATGAGAAAGAGTGGAAAGCATGGAAGTTAAATGGTTATTATCCTCGATTTGCTCAAGTCTGGAATAGTCAGATATTGAAAAATCCAATGACAAAGGATCCTATTGTTTTCTATCCTTGGGAACTTGGTTATGGTGTTCGCAATAAAACTTCAAATATTAGAACTAATGGTTATGGTGTGAGTGAACAGGAAATTTTGATTGATATCATGACCTGGATTTTATGGGGAATGCAATACAATGGTAACTTCTTTAAACAGGGTTCACAACCTAAAGGATTTATTAATATAAAAACGCCGGGAACTAACAATACCACGTTACAGGAATTTCGTAACAATTGGCGTCAAATGATGACTTCGGTGCAAAATTCACATAGAATACCAGTATTCGAAGGTATTGATTTAGAGTGGGTTGATTTGCAATATTCAAATAGAGATATGGAGTTTCATGGTTGGGTTGAATTTTTACTCATTTTAACTTGTTCAGTATATACAATTGATCCAAGTGAACTTGGATTTAATTTTAAACAGTCTCAACAAATGTTTGGGCAACGGGGTCAAAAAGAGAGGTTGCAACATAGTAAGAAAAAGGGATTGGCTCCGTTGCTTAAGTTTCTGGAAAAAATAATCAATAAATACATCATAAGTGAGTTAGATGATCGGTTCGAATTTATATTTACTGGGGTCGACAATGAGGACCGGGAACAAGCGGCCAAAGTCGCCAAAATGGAATTGGATGCTGGTATTGTTAGTTTTGAGTATGCTTTTGAGCGTCGCATGGGTAGGCCATACGATCCTGAAAATGATACTATCTTAAATCCACAATTTGTGGCCATGGAACAAATCAAAACTTTTGGTGGTGCTAAGATGAATGGCATAGCTGATGAAACAGATGCCGAAATGATGGCTAATGGTGAAATACCGGAAGAAGAAGCAAATCCATTTGATCAGTATGCGAAATCAGAACCTGATGATCCGATAATAAAAGCAAGTAAAGAATATATCAATCAGACTTTGTTTAAATAAATTTTGATGTTATGAGTTTTAAACTAGCAAATTATTCAAAATCAACGCCAAAAAAATGGCAGGTGATAGGCGATTTGGCATTAGTATTAATTCCGGTATTAATCGGTATTATCGAGACTAGCCCAATCAAACCAGATATGCAAACGACAGTTATATTCTGGATGAGTAGCATTTTAGCTGTGGTTAAAGTATTAACTCAATTTTTCAGTAACGATAAATGAAAACGTTAAAAGGAGGCGTTATTATTTTATTATTATTCGTTATAGGTTTTCAGTTTTACTCTTTAATTAATCAAAAATGGGAGATTAAAGAAGTAAACAAAGAACTTAACGATTGGCAAGATGCATATGCTCGATTTGCTATTACGCATGATACGTTAGTTGATGCATATGCATCTTTAAAAAAAGAATTTGATCTCAACGATAGTTTGTATAAAAAGAAGCTGGAAACTAATCAATCAAAATATGAAAAAATCATTGCTGGTTTTGATACTCTTAATGTTGATCAGCACGTTGAGCTTTTGTCAAATTTCTTATCCGAAAAAGATAAAATTTAAGGGTGATACATGTATTGCTATAAGTATTGAGCAGACGATAAAGTTAAACTTTAAGCTAAGCCGAAAGCGATTTATTGAATCACAATATAGTATTATGGTTGATCAAAATCGTCAATATTTAAAAATGATACATGAACTTAGTAAGCAAGTGGCTGAACGAGATAAGTTAATCAATAAATATGAGCAACATGCAAGTAAAATAAATGAGTTGATTTTAGCTGAACAGGATAAGAGTAATAAGCTCAAAAAGAAACTTAAAGATAAGAAAAAATGGGAGTTGATAATGTTAGGAGCCATTGGTGCTTTGACTGGATTGTTAATTTTTAGTGGATGAAAAAAATAGATATAAAAAAAATACGTCCAGTATATGGAAAAGCAGACCCACAGGTTATTGATCCTCCTCGTTTTCCAAAGGTCATAGTGCCTTATGAGAATCAGATGAAGAAAAGTTTTGCTGATGCCTCTAATCGAATGATATCAGCCTTAACGCAACAGATGGTTGCAATGAAAAAAGATAAATGAAATTTCATCGTGACATTAAAAATAATAAGCTTGATAAGCTAATCATTGCTGATCATATAGTGCTTGGATTTAACACTTATTTTTTGATTGAAGTATTATATGAAACAATTAATGCGCCTTATGATGAAGATGAAATGTATGAATTTGTTGATATGATGAATGTACATTATCAACAAGGTATATTAACACAAAAGATCACCCTAAATGATATGATGAATCATAAATTGAGAAATGATATCATAGCTGAATGTTTGCTCGATTTTTATGATTTGTATAAAGTTTGTATGTATTACTTATTAGAACAGTACAAAATTGATGCATTAGGCATTACTCATTTTTTTAAACAGATGTTCTACACGCCTCCTACTGAGGTGGAATTTATTGATTACATGCAGGCGCATCGTTGGTTTGTAACAGTAATTGATTGTCATGCTGGTAGACGTTCAAAAAAAGAATGTTATGAACATCTTTATCGAGTTGATCCACAAAGTAATTTTGTCGAATTGTTAACCATGGGGGAAGTAGAGAAGTTAGCTAATAATATATGTCAGGATTTCATCGATATAGTTGAAAAGCGTAAATCCAGATGTGATGAAAGTTCTGAACAAGAAAAATCAGAGGGGAATGACATGGTTTATATAAAAAATGAAACGCATGGCTAATAATTTTAAATGTAATAATTGTAATCAAACATTTTTTGTTTCAGTACATAAACATGGTTTCATTAGAGGCCAATACATGTTAATTGGTGAATATCAGTGTTACCATTGTAAATCATATGATACTGAAGAGATACCTAAGCCTCAAATCGATTATTCAAAAGGTGCTCCTGCCTATGGTAAGTTTAGCAGCGCATCGGATGAAAAGAAACGTGAGATATTGACTAAACGTGCCAACGCTCATTATAATCAAAAAGGTAAAGAGCAAAAGCGTGAATTTTTTAAGAACACGATGAGAAAAATGAGTCAATGATGGGATAGATTGTAAGGTCATAAATGGCGATAATTTGGAGGTGCTAAAGCAGTACCCTGATAATCATTTTGATTCAGTGGTTACAGATCCGCCATACGGAATTAATTTCATGTCTAAGAAATGGGACTATGACGTACCTACTGTTGATCTTTGGAAAGAGGTATTTAGAGTATTAAAGCCAGGTGGACATATGCTTTGTGCTTGTGGAACAAGAACACAACACCGTATGGTTGTTAATGTTGAAGATGCTGGTTTTGAAATACGAGATATAGTAAGTTGGATTTATGGTTCTGGCTTTCCAAAATCCTTAGACGTTGGTAAAGCAGTCGATAAATTACAGGGTAATAAAAGAAAGGTGGTAGATCGTAGAGATGTTGGTCACGACATAACTAGTAATGCTTATCGGGATGGTAAGAAAAAACGTATGATACAAGATATTACAGTTGGTTCTTCCGAGTATGAAGGATGGGGCACCGCTTTAAAACCAGCACAGGAGTTGTTCACGCTTGCAAGAAAACCAATTAGTGAAAAGACCATTGCGGCCAATGTATTAAAATGGGGTACAGGAGCTATTAATATTGATGATTGTCGTATAGGAATAGATAAGGAGATTGATGATAAACGATTAGGTGGAAATGGTACCTGGTCATCTGCAAAAATGGCAAAGAATGTTTATGAAGGTGGCTATAGTGGTAAAAGAGTGTCAAGTTCAGAAAAAGGAAGGTACCCTGCTAATGTAATACACGATGGACATCAATTAGTGCTTGATTTATTTCCTGATAATTGCGGGGCGCAAGCACCTGTTAAAGGAACAGAACCAAGCCATACAGGTCAAAACGGCATATATAATCCTTATGGTAGAATATCATCAGAGATAAGAGATAAAAAAGGTAGTGCAGCACGATTTTTTAAAAAAATTGAAAATCCATCATGCTCTATTTGTGAGGATGTTCAATATGATAATGATAACTTGAGTTTATGGAAGAAATTATTTGCAAACAATGCGGCAAGAAATTTTACAATTATAAATCGAATAATCGAATATTCTGTTCAAAAGAATGCTCTGCCAATCATTAACGAAGAGTTCGTCCGAAATGTAAAATGTGCGGGAAATCTGTGCGACTTATGCGCAACACGTATTGCTCTCGCTCTTGTCGGAATAAAGATATGGGGTTTCAACCAAGAGGAATTACATCTTATTCTGGGTTATATTGGCAATTACAAAAGATGTATCCTAATCCAAAACCTTGTGTCATTTGTGGAAATATGGGACAACACAGACACCATCCTGACTATAAAAAACCTTTTAATATTGTTTGGGTCTGTACAGCATGCCATAGAAAACTACATCAAAAAGAACACAAAGGAAAAGGGGGAACTAAAGTTAGAACCAAGTCGATTTATATATGCAGCAAAAGCATCACGCAGCGAACGAGGTGAAGGCAACGATCATGCAACGGTGAAACCGATTAAACTAATGGAATATTTGGTGCGATTAATCACACCACCCATGGGAACTGTTCTTGATTGTTTTGCGGGTAGTGGTACTACAGGCTTAGCCTGTCAAAATTTAGGATTTGATTCAGTGCTTATTGAAAGAGAGGAAGCTTATTGTGATATCATTAAAAGTCGGATAAATGGTAAACTTAGATGATTTATTTAACAGATATCCGGATGTTGAATTTTTAATAGCTGATGGTTTTAACGAAGCCATTATTGGAGTTGACGAAACTCAAATGAGATTAATTTATTCGATGAATAAATGTATTGACATTCTTTGTCGTGAAATGGAATACGATGAAGCGCTGGAATATTTTAGTTTTAATATTCATCAGGCATATGTGGGTGATAAAACACCTATTTGGTGTGTTGATGATTTTCAAAATGAATAGCTATGATATTTTTAATTTATATCATTTTGGTTTTGTTAGTTGCGTGTGATGCATTGTCAGATGCGTTTATTGACACCAACAAGCGACGTTCACACTTGGCTGAAAGCGCTAACATAGCTTTGTTCTTTGTATTGATATATATTTATTCAATTTCAGATGCAAGCTTTTGGCAAGTCTTAGTTTTATATGTATGTATACGTATTTACCTATTTAATATTGTTTATAATTTATTGAGATACTTACCTATATATTACAGGGGTAAGACTGATAGCGTTTGGGATAAATGGGTTAATAAATTACCAACGCCAATTTATCAGACTTTATTAATTACCATTTTATTTTTCAGCATCATTTTTTGTTTCATGTTTTTTTGAAAAAATGATTTTTACACAAAAACAAATAGAGCAATTATTAGAACTAATTGATATACAATCAGTATATTTGGTTGGTTATAATCTTGGGGAGGATGGATTGACAGCAGCTGATATCCGATTACTGAGCAAATATGGAATAAATATCGATACTGTTGTTAACAAATATCCTCCCTTTTTGCAAGCATTTCTTTGGGGCAGGTTAGCGGCATTGTTAAGTGAACATCAAGCTTCATTAGTGACCTATGAGAATTTTGTTTCCCATATTAAGTCTAAACAATGGGAGCCATTAACAAGCCGTGAGAAGGCAGAATTTGAAGTTGCAAAACAAAAGACTTACCATCATATCAAAAGTTTTGGAGAGCGCGTTAAATCGTCCGTAAATGATATAATCGTAGAGGAAGATCAAGCGACTCGGTTAGAATATGAAAAAGTTTTATCTGAAGAACTGCAAGCCTCAGTTTTAGATAGGCGTAATTTACAAACAATTGTTTCCAATGTAGGTAGAAAGTTAAACGATTGGACAAAGGATTGGGGGAAAATTGTAGATACTGAATTACAAGACATTTACAATAGAGGTAAGGCTGCTCAAATAGCAGAAAAACACGGTACAGAACAAAAAGTATATAAGGAAACTTACGCGGGAGCATGCAGATGGTGCATTCGCTTACATATGACTGCTGGAATTGGTAGCGAACCTATCACATTCACGTTAGATCAGTTATACGCTAATGGAAGTAATGTTGGTTTGCCAAAAGATCAGTGGAGGGCAACGGTTGGACCAGAACATCCCTTTTGTAGATGTGATATACGTCCTGTTTTGGAGGGACAAGAGTGGAATAAAAAAGAGAACGCTTACATTACTGTTACACCGGATACGTTAGTTGAACGAAAAAGTAAAGTTAAAATTCAGATCGGTAAGCAAAATTTTGAGGTTTAACTTGTTAAAAGCTTAAAAAGGAGTTATTTTTGATATGTTATTCGCTGTGAACCTTTACGGTTTAACATGACTAAACAAAGAGGAAATCAACCTGTAAGAATAGTTGACTTTGCTGGCAATACAGTTGATTGGATTATTAGTAATGGAGAGACAACTGAACAAGATATCAGTTCAGGTTATGTACCTACAAATCGATTTGCCCGTGAGGGTTTTTATATTTGTCCAACAGGAAGTGGGACAATAACAGTTAGATTGGTTGGCCAGACAGCAGCTGAAACTTTTTTTATTCCGGCAGCGCGTGTCACAGCTATGCAAGGCATGTGGTTGGAAGAAAAATGTATTGAAATAATTGCTACAGGTACTACAGTCACCGCTGCTCTGATTGGGTGGGCACAATAAGTTTTTCGCTATGAATATGAGACTTCAACAGCAATGGCCGTTACAAACGAACAAAGGATTGCTAATTATGCAACAATAATTAGACGTGGATTTGATGAATATGTCAGTTATGGTATTACCAATGCCCTAATAGGTTATTTGAATTATAATAATTCACTTGTTATGGCTGGTACTGTTATGCTGCCTGATGGTACCATACCACAAGTAACCAACAATCAGTTTGTTACTTCTTCTTTACGTGAAGAAGCAAACAGGATAGTGAGTACAAAAACGTTACTCTTACCACCTGGATCGTTATTACTTGGTAATTTATTAATTGATAGTGCTAATCATGGTATTGGTGCAACAAACTCTGCTAATAATCAGAAAGGCTTAGGTATTATCCAAACTTATGCCTCCGGCACTGGTAGTTCACTGCCCAATTATTATGAGTTTGCAGCGATGGCTGAGGTAGACCAGCAGTTACTTTTTGATGAGACACAACCTTCTGATCCTTATAGTTATACATATACCTTTGGGTCTTCCGACCCAACTGTTTTGTGGACTGGATTAGTAGTGCGACCAGCAGAAGCAGGTACTTTTTCATTTACCATGCGTGCTAATGATGCCAATGGTGCAGAGATTACCCGCATGTCTCAATTTAACTTTGAAAGTACTGATGTAGGTAATGATACAACTTTAAATTTAAGTAATAGCATATTATTAAATCCTAGTGAAGTAGTACACATTACTTTAGAAGGTGCAAGATTACTGGGTTCTACTGTGGCCACTCGATTTGTACCTTATTTTAGATCTGTTCAATCAAATGTTACATTCCGACCATTAGCTACACAACAATATGTACAGCAGCAGGTAGGAGCAGGTGCTGCTGAACCTGTTAGCTTGACTACTAATCTAACGATTAGTACAACCAACTATACAACTTACAATTTCCTTGTTACTTTAGGTGAAGCGACAGGAACAACTGATCAAACAATTACATTAAGTGAGTTATCGACTTTTCCAGCAAGCACAGCTATTGGTTTTACTTTTGTCAATAATAGAGCTAGTACAGCCAATTTAGTGATTAATAGATCAGGTAGTGATACCATAGCCGGATTGACTTCATATACCTTAGAAAGAAATGAAGGTATTATTATAAGAAGGCCTTTGTCTGGAACTAATTGGGTTGTTACTAGTTTTTATATTTCTCAGGTTAGGTTAACCGAAAATATTCAGGATACCATTGGTTCATC